ACTATGAAGGTGGGGAATTTATCATGTTTGACGACATGGAAATTAAATTAAAACAAGGGGACATATTAATATTCCCGTCTAACTTTTTGTATCCGCATAAAGTTAATCCAGTGACGAAAGGGATACGAGATAGTTTTGTATCATGGGTGTGGTAATGAAAAAGACAGCAAGAAATGATGTAACAGGGGATTGGTTACAGTCTAAACCAAACAGTGAACAGTTTGAAAAAAACTTTGACTTAATCTTTAGAAAAAAGAAAGAACCATTAGCAGAGTATGAACTTAATAAATCAACAGGTGAAGTCCAAAAGGTAGATAATGGCTAATTACACGTGGTCTTATTCAGCTTTAAGTGAGTATCTTAAATGCCCTAAAAAGTATTATGAGATTCGAGTAGCACAAAGCTATCAAGTTATTCCTAGTGAGAAGATGATCTATGGGACAGAAGTACATAAAGCTTTAGAAGACTATGTAAAAGATGGTAAAGAATTAGCATTAAACTATTTAAGATTTAAAGGAGTAGTCGATGAACTTATTGCGATCCCTGGGGATAAATACCCAGAGTATGAAATGGCTTTGGGGCGAGATAAAACCCCGTGTGCTTTTGATGATCCTAATAGATGGGTTCGTGGTATTGTGGATTTGCTTATTGTTGATAACGACTATGCTTTTATTGTTGACTATAAGACTGGTTCAAATAAGTACCCAGACTCTAAGCAACTTAAACTTATGGCGTTAATGACGTTTGCACATTTTCCTAATATTACTAAAATTAAAGCGGGACTTCTCTTTGTCATGCACAATAGCTTTATCACAGAAGAATATACAAGGGATAAAATAGATAAATACTGGGGCGATTTTGGACAATCACTTGCAAGATTAGATATGTCATATGATAATAACACATGGCAAGCTAACCCGACCCCGCTCTGTAGATATTGCCCTGTCAAGAGCTGCGAATATAACAAATCATAGGAGAACATAATGGCATATGCAAAAGGTAAAAGACCTTACCAACATGAATACGATATGGAAAAGAAACGCGGAGAACATGAACGCCGTATGGAACGCCAAAGAGCTCGTCGAACACTAGACAAAACAATGGCAGATAAAGATAAAGATGGTAAAGCTGATGCACGGGAAGGTAAAGACGTAGCTCATAAGAAAGCATTAGATAAAGGCGGATCAAATAAAGACGGCGTAGTTATACAAAGCGCTGCCAAGAATAGATCATTTAACAGAGATAAGAAAGGTAATCTAGTTTCAGAGGTTAGCAGTAGAGAACGTAAGAAGAAATAGTAATACAATAGAAAGGCATCGGGGATGCCTAGTTAAAAGGATAGTATGGAACTTATAGAAAATACAGCAGTAAGAATTACAGTACCTGAACACATCGTCCCGCATATTACGGACGCAATTGAGAAGTCAGAAGTAATCGAATGGAATGGTAACCTAGCAGACGTTATGGTCTATTGGGGATTACATGAGATGACTAAGCTCAACCAAATTGTATCATTTAGAACTAATCTACCTTCACCTATAACTCGGGATTATCATTATCCTGGGCTATATAAACCCTTCGCACACCAAAGAATAACCTCTGAATTTCTTTCGATCAATCGTAGAGCTTTTTGTTTTAACGAAGCGGGTACGGGTAAAACCTCATCAGTATTATGGGCAGCGGATTATTTAATAAATCAAGGGGAGATTAAACGGGTTCTTATTATATGCCCTCTGTCTATTATGTATTCAGCTTGGCAGGGTGATGTCTTTAATACGTGCATGCATAGAACCTCAGCCGTGGCTCACGGAACAGCAGACAAAAGAGCTAAGATTATCAACGGGGAATACGAGATTATCATCATTAATTACGATGGTGTAGGGGTTGTAAGAGATCATATAGCGAATGGCGGATTTGATTTGATTGTAATCGACGAAGCTAATGCATATAAAAGCCCATCAACAACAAGGTGGAAAACACTAGCTAAGATTTTGAAACCCGAAACTCGTCTATGGATGCTTACTGGAACGCCTGCATCTCAATCACCTATCGATGCTTATGGATTAGCTAAACTTGTGTGTCCTCAGCGTGTACCAAAATTTGCTATGGCATGGAGAGATTTAGTGATGCATCAAATCACTAAGTTTAAATGGATACCTAAGCCTAACTCAAGGCACGAAGTTTTCAAAGCTTTAAATCCTGCGATACGATTTGCTAAAAATGACTGTCTTGATTTACCTGAAGTTATGTACCAAACACGAGAAGTACCTCTTACAGCTCAGTCAGCTAAATATTATAAGGCGTTAAAAGAACAAATGCTTATCGAGGCAGCGGGCGCTCAAGTAACCGCAGTGAATGCTGCAGCAGGACTTAATAAGTTATTACAAATTTCAGGGGGTGCCGTCTATACAGATAAGCACGATGTTATTGAGTTTGATATTAGCCCTCGACTAAAAGAATTAAAAGAAGTGATTGACGAAACAGAACATAAGGTGATAATATTTGTACCCTATCGCCATACGATAGAAGTAGTAGCTAGGTTTTTAGACAAAGAAAATATTACAAACGAGATTATTAATGGCGATGTAACAGCAACAAAACGAGCTAATATTATAAGTAGATTTCAAACTGATGAAGACCCTAGAGTTTTAGTAATACAACCTCAGGCAGCAAGTCACGGGGTAACGCTAACTAGAGCAAACACGGTAGTCTTCTGGTCTCCTGTAATGAGTGTTGAAACATATTTACAATGTGTGGCACGTATGGATCGAGTAGGGCAAAAGAATAAAATGACAGTAGTACATTTGCAAGGATCAGAAGTAGAAAAGAAGATGTATGCCATGTTGCAAGGTAAGGTAGATATGCATACTAAATTAGTTGATTTGTATAGAGAGGAAATTGGGGAATAATGTTAATAAGTACTTTTATTGCGGGCTTCTTTTTATATCATTTCCATGCTAATATGTGGTGGTGGATTGGGTATATATTAATCATATTATTTGAAGTATTATACGAGCTAGACCAATTAGAAAAAGACCGACCAAGGAGGGTCAAGAAATGAGTGAGAATATACAGTTAGATGAATTAGTACAAACTTATTTGACTATAAGGGCAGAAAGGGATAATATAGCAAGGGAATACGAAGCTAAGGACGCTCAGTTAAAAGCGGACATGTTTCAGTTAGAACAGGTGATGTTAGGTGCCTGCAATGATATAAATGCTGATAGTATACGTACGGGGAATGGCACTATCATTAAATCTCTTAAAGAGAACTTTGTATGTAGCGATTGGAATAACTTTAAGCAGTACGTTATCGAGAATAACGCAATCGAGTTACTTCAACAACGCTTACACCAAAGTAATTGTAAAGAGTTTTTTACTGGTAAGGAAGACGAAGGACTGCCACCCGGCATCAGCACAATGCGAGAGTTTGGCATTGTAGTACGCAAACCAACCAAGTCTTAATTTAGTGGAGATACAGTTATGAGTACAGAATTATCAGTAATATTACAGAACAGTCCTAGCCTAATTCAGACAGGGCTAGACGAGGATACCTTAGCCGTTGCCGGTGGTGCACTGGGTAATGCGACTAAGCGTATATCAATCCGTGGTGGAGTATTTCGTAAGATAGTCGGTGGTAAAGAAGTTAGTGCCATTGAAGACCGTCATATGAATGTAATCATCGTTAAGATGGCTCATGCCGCATCTAGAACATTTTATGCAACATCATATAAAGAGAATGAGAAAGTTAGTCCGTCATGTTGGTCTAGCGACTCTCGAGTACCTGATGCTGATGTAAAAACACCGCAAGCAAAATCATGTGATGCATGCCCACAAAGCGTTAAAAGTGGTGCGGGTTCATCATGCCGCCTCTCATGGCGTCTAGCTGTTGTACTACCTAATGATCCTGCAGGCGATGTTATGCAACTCGTATTACCTTCAACATCATGTTGGCAAAAAGAAGATAGTGGTAAGTGGGGATTCAGACCTTATGTACAAATGTTAGCAAGTAATAATGTAAGTGCTAGCCGCGTCGTAACTAAGATGCAGTTTGATACTAAGTCTCCTACACCTAAAGTATTATTCTCTCCCGCTGCCGCAGTTGATCCAGGTGATATGGATGTGATCGCAAGACAAGCGAAGAGTCAAGCTGCTGAACAAGCAGTCAAGTTGACCATTTTCCAACCTACAGAAGAAGGTGAAGCTCCTCAACAAGCTCAAGCAGCACCAGCTCCAGTACAACCTACTGAAGCTCAAAAGAGTGACGTTGACTCAACAGAACCAGTATTGAGAGAGACAACACAAGCTCCGCCTAAACCTGTAAGTAGTGTTAATGACATTGTAAAGAAGTGGTCAACAAAAACGTAATGGCAATAATGTATAGCGAGAAATTTAGGCTTGAATTAAACAAGCTTAACGACAATTTGATAGGGGTTAAACTAGCCAAGTTATGTGTTAAGGCGGATGTACCCCCTATTGAAGTTGCCGAAAAATGTAATGTATCTAGACTGACAGTTTATACATGGTTTAGAGGTGGTGCTATACGAAATAGGAATTTAGAGAAAATAAAGATACTGATTAAAGAATTAGAGAAAAAAGTAGTACAATAACAGTATCCCGAAAGAGGTCGAAAAAAATGCATATTGATGCAGCGGGATAACTTTGACTAAAAATTTAGGAAAGCAAAATGATAAGAGAATTTTATACGAAAGCATTGCCTACTAAAGGGGTTTATTGTATAGCAGACATAGACCCAATAACCAAGAGGACTAGACACAAATTTGTAGAGTCCATTGATGATTTAGCGGAAACAATTGAAACAAAAAGAGACGATAAAACAAATATATTTGTAGCCATGAGTTCGTTCAAGGGCTATAGTCGTAAAGCAGATGAAGCCATATATGCAAGATCTTTTTTTATAGATTTAGATGTAGGCGAAACTAAAGATTACCATTCTAAAAAAGAAGCATTAGATGATTTAGATAAATTTGTATTGGAATCAGAATTACCTGATCCTGTAATAGTAGATTCAGGCGGGGGTATCCATGCGTACTGGTTCTTTGATCGGGACATCGATACAACTGAATGGAAACCTTATGCAGAAAAGTTTAAAGATTATTGTATTAGCCACGGTTTAAAAATTGATCCTGTAGTAACAGCAGATGCGGCTCGTATTCTACGTAGTCCTGATACGTTCAATCATAAATCAGATCCTCCAAGTAGAACCTTTATCTATAGACATGATGAATTACCTGTGTATACCTTTGATGAGTTTAAAGATTTCTTAGGTGAAATTACTCAGTCACTAGAGTCTATATTACAATCTGTACCTAAGGGTTTATCAGAAGACCAAAAGAAAATGCTTAAGCTTGATAACTTTGAGTCTAGCTTTCAGAAGATTGCTATAGATAGCTTAGATGGTAAAGGATGTAATCAGCTTAAATATATTTTAGAAAATGTAGCAACTTTAACAGAGCCTATTTGGTATTCAGGACTATCCATAGCCCAACATTGTAATGATAGAGAAGACGCTATTCGAGCAATATCAGAAGGTCATCCGGGTTATGATAAGAATGCAGCAGAAAGAAAAGCTCAGGCTACACAGAACATGCCTCATTCATGTGAGACATTTAACTCAGTCAATCCTGGTGGCTGCGAAGGCTGTCCACATCGAGGTAAGATTACAAACCCGTTAGCATTAGGTAAAGTATTTAATATAACTCCAGCATCAGATAATCCTGTTGTACATCAGTTCGACGCTAAAACAGGCACGGTAGTATCTATGTTAAAATCTTTACCCGAAGAACTTTCACCTTATGTATATGGTAAAAATGGCGGTATTTATTATATGCAACAAGAAACAAATGAGCATGGGGAAGTTACCCGCAGCATTCCAATCACAGTATCTTTATATGATATATACCCAGTAAGACGCATATTTAGTATTGCTGATGGAGAGTGTTTAGAAATGAAGGCGCTATTACCTAATGACCCTGAAAGAAAGTTTTTATTGCCATTGAAACATGTATACGCAGTAGAAAAGTTTAAAGAGATCATAGCAAGTAATGGCATATTATTTAGTCCAGGAAATAAGGAAGTGGGGCATCTATTGCAATATATTATTAAATGGGGTCAATACCTAATGAACAAAGGCGCTGCAGACGTAATGAGAATGCAGATGGGTTGGACTCCAAACAGAGAATCCTTTGTTATCGGTGAAGATGAAATTACTAGGGACGGCAAAACAAAACCGTCTCCTACATCTCCACTTTGTCGAGGTATCGCAAAACATTTAACTAAACATGGTACGTACGAAGAATGGAAAATAGCGGCTAATAAACTTAATCTACCAAGTTTAGAACTACATGCTTTTACTATGTTAGCTGGATTTGGTTCAATTCTAATGGACTATACATCAACCTCTGGCGTAACAATTTGTTTAACAGGGGAATCAGGTGCTGCTAAGACTGGAGCTTTATATTCAGCTTTATCAGTATGGGGTAACCCTAAAGATTTATCAGTACTTGAAGCTACGGCTAACGGTATGACAGGTCGATACTTAGGATTACATAATTTACCTTTTGGTTTGGACGAAGTTGGCAATATCCTACCCAAAGACTTATCACAACTTATCCATAAAATATCACAAGGCAAATCTAAAATCCGTATGCAAGCATCGGTCAATGCAGAACGAGATCATGAAATGTCAGCCTCGATGATCGCTATGTTTACCTCTAATCACTCACTATACGACAAGCTAACAGGGTTAAAGAAAGATCCTAATGGTGAGGTAGCCCGTTTAATTGAGTTATCTGTACGTAAGCCTGATGCGTTTAAAGACGACGCTGCACTTGGTCGTGAAATATTTGATAAGTTTAGATTTAATTATGGTTGGGCAGGACCTTTGTTCATACAAGAAGTATACAAAGTAGGTGAAAGTAATATTCAAGACATGATTACTAAGTGGGGTATTAAGTTTAATGAAGACTTTGGTAAAGATACGGCATATCGATTCTATGAAAACTTAGTCTCTGCTACGATGACCGCAGGTGAAATTACAAACAAATCAGGTATTACTGAATTTGACTTAGATCGGGTCTATCGACGCATAGTAGGAGAAATGATTGCTATTCGAGATAACGTGGTCAAGGTTAACGCAGTTGATTACGAATCAGTATTGTCAGACTATATCAATAAAAACCAAACAGGTATTCTTATTATGAAAGATGGTAAGGCAGTTATGGAGCCTAGATCAGCTTTAGTTATCCGCGTTGAAGTAGAAGGTAATGCGATGTATATATCTAAAACAGAGTTTGAAAAGTACCTTAATGAAATGTCAGTGAGTTCTAAAGAGTTCTTATATCAAATGAAGTTATCCAACATTGAGATCGATGCTGGACGAGATATTAGAAAACGTATGAATGCAGGCTGGAGAGATATTGGTAAGTCAGCAACAAGGGTCTATAAGTTAAATCTTAACTCAATCCCAAAAGATATTATTGGAGGAGTTGTATCTGAACCTGCATGATGAACCTGAATGGATCTTTCCATTTGAAGTAATGGAATTAGGCGAGAGTTTTTTTGTACCTACATTGAAGCCCTCGCCTCTTATCTATGCTATTGAGTCTGGAGCTAAGAGAGCCCGAGTTAGAATAAGAGTTTATGTAACTATAAAGGACGGCTGCCTAGGTGTTAGGACTTGGAGAATAGGTTAGAATCCTGCTCTTAATCTAAGTTTAGCTACGTTAGCTAATACCTTTTCTTGACGTTGACGAATCTCTTCAAGCTTAACTCGTTTTTCTTCGCCTGACATTGTACGATTATTATAGATTCGTTTTTCTTGTTCACGAATTTTAGTTAAAACGTTGTTCATATTATTAACTGAAGATTTAACTCGAAGTAATTCTTGGTTTTTCTCTCTATATTCTTTACGCTCTTCTGGCGTACCTTCTTTTTTAAGTTTATTAAATGTATTTACCGCTGTAGATACGTCATCACGAAGTTCATAGAAGTCGTTCATAAGTTTAGTACCGTGCTCTTTAGCTACAAATGCAGACATACCAGGAACCGACGCAACAAAATCACGCATAGATTTATCAGGTTTAGGTACATCAGATCCTGCATTAATTAAAGCGTCCGTTGTCATTAGAGCTAGACCGCCAGTATAACCAAAATAAGCTTTTAATAGATGATCTATTTTCATAGGTGACATACCAAAGTGACCTAATGCTTTAGCTAATTCAGAAGTATTATTAGTATATTGTTTATAAGTTTCTAATTGTTCTATGCCTTGACCTACGATTGCACGATCAGTGAAGAAGTCATGATTAGTTGATACTTCAAGAATAGGTTTAATTGCTTGAGGAAGTACGTTAGGACCTAATAGCGCATTAGATAGCCCGTTCTTCATAGCTTTCATAGCTTTAGTTTTATCTTCTGTAGCCTCAGCCATAGTCATTTGATAAATATGTTCAGGCATAATTTTAGAAACTAATGTAAATATATCGGGACGTAAAGGTAAGCTCATGCCTGTACCTGGAATATATAACTTACGATCACGAATAGATGGATCAGCACTCTTATAAGTATCATCATCACTTATCATAATGTTATAAATTAATGATAATGCTGCAACCTTGGCTGCTGTACTAGCTAGTACTCGATGAGCTTCAGCTTTTTGTTCGGGAGCAATACCACGTCCTGAAATAACTTTAGCTGCCACGTTCATAGATTGTAAGTAAGCTCCAAAGAACGGAACAGTCTGTCTCATAAATGTAGCTTCTTTAGATGCGCCTGCACGACGGAAATTAATAACTTCAAATGCTCGCTCAATAGCCTTAGCTTTGTCGCCTGTTTCTTTTAAGGTTCTATTAAAGATAGCTTGACGAA